TATCACCCATACCAATACCTGCTAACTTATCTATAGCATCCGTAACTACATCTTGAGTTACATCACCACCACCTGCATATCCAACAGGACCGCCTTTAGCTTTACCCATCCCAAACAAACCAGCACCTAAAGAAGCAAGACCACCTAACTGTTGTAATCCGCTTTGAGGCGTAGATGTTGTCTTATCTATAAACTGATTAGGTGGTGGAGTAGCACCACGAATAATCGCAGAGTACTCAGCTAACTTCTGTGTGTCGAATCCTTCTTGTGATCTAAAGTCCTGTAGTGCTATATCTCTAGCTTGTTGTGCCAGAGCCTGTTCAGCAGTAGCAGCTTTCTCTACACCAGCTATACCGCTTGTGAGAGCCTGTTGTTGGGCCTGTCCTAACTGTCCTAACTGTGCAGATGATGCAAGTTGTCTTTGTTTGTCAGCTTGTGAAGCAGCCAGTGCATTTTGAAATGCTGCCATGTTACTTCGTTCTTCAAGATCTGTAAGTTCTCGTTGTGTGTCCCTGTCAAACATAGCTTCAGCTACGCCTTGTCTGCTTCCACCGTAAGCACCTGACCGTGCAGCTGCGTCTCCTATGCCTTTACGAGCCACTCCTCTACGCTCTGTAGCGTTACGTAACAGTTGATCCGTTACCAGTTGTTGGTAGGGGTTCATATAGGATTCAAGATTAGTGTCGGGAAAACCTGCACCAGCAGCTTGGGTTCCAGCTATAGCATCGTTATAGACCCCTTGACTCATACGAGCTAAGTCCATGTCTTGTAAAGCTGTTAGAGCTTCAGTACGTTTTTCAGGTGTTTCAACTAAACGTGACTCAGGAAAGGGTTCATACTCTCTCTGGTACTGCTGTTGTGCGCCTTCTAATACATCTTCAAGATACGGCTGAAAGTAAGCAGGATACTCTTGTCGAACCTGTTGAACCGTACTACTTGTTGGTGTTGATCTTGAACTTCCCATTTTAAAATTCTCTTTCTACTATCCAAACACTCTGTTTAAATCCATCATCCTTTAACTTTCGGACCCATCCCTTTCTTCCCACTACTTCTGCTAAATCACATTTGTTTACATTAGCAAATGAATAAAGCATTTCAAATAAAGGAGAATACCATTTATTTAAATGATCTCCACAACACAGTAGAATGGTAAATACTTTCTTTCTAGGATACACTGTAAACTGTGTAACAACCACACCATCTACATTACTTGTATCTGTGTTGATAGGTATCCATAAATCAAATAATTTGTTTTCTATTCCTTCTACAATATCTTGTTTCTCGTACCTTCCCCCTGTATAAGGTATAACATTATTTAAATGTTTATCTATTAAAGGAAGAATTCTGTATACGTCCTCATGCGGAACGCCTGATACTTCATATGTCATATATAACTAAGCTCTTTGAAATAAAGAGGCTAACCCTTTCATTACGTCTTGTCCTTCAGGAACCAACGGCCCCGGTTGCTTTCCTCCTGTATTTGTTTTGTTAGCTCTTACATTATCCATAAAGTTAGTCAACATCTGTTGGCCCTGTTTTAAGTCTGGTCCTTTAGCCCCCATAAACATCTGTGGTAGATTAGCAATAGTTTTGGTATCAACTACTAACTCATCTCGTGCAACCCTTGCTGCTGTCTTTCCTTGAGGGGTCATCTGCTTTAAAGGATTATTACCAACGTTAAGTCTTACTGTATCTGTATCCTGTATAACAGTACTTACACTATCACTCAACCCCGTGCCGGGAACAGGTCCATCTGCTGTCGTTACTCTTCCTAACATTGATCCGTCAGGTCCACTTACTGATCCATCTAACGGAATACCAAGAAGACCTGACATTCTTTCTATGCCAGATTCTGTGGAACCGTCACCTACACCTGACACAACATCAGCAGATATAACAAAGGAACCGGGATCTAAGTGTTTATCTGAAGGAGCTATGCCACCCGGAGCAAGTTGTGCTATGCCTCCTTTAGCCATCCACAATCCTCCATCTTCATCAGAATAATCTTCCATTGCAGTACCAACATCCATATTTAGACCTTCAACGTCAATACTACTCGCCTCATCTACCGACTGTTTCCACGCAGCAGCAGCAGCTGCATCAGCAGCAGCTTGTTCTTGGCCTTCAACTCCTGCTGTTATACCCATTCCATCATTAGGATCAGACCAAGAGTCTAGTTGACTAATAGTAGGTTGGTTCATCTGTCCTCCCCCAACACTTGGATCTATACCACTTAATCCTAATAATCCTTTAATATCATCATCTGTTAACGTACCGTCTTTTGCTATATCTCTTCCCATACTTTTTCCAAAAGCCCATGCGTTTTGTAGTGCTTGTGCTGCTCTTGCTCTTTCGTAAGAAGCTTTTCTATCTCCTTCCATTTTTGAAGTATCTTTATACTTATCAGCTGTTGCCTTATTATCTTCCATATCCTTTTGAAAGGCTGCTACTGTTGCTTCTTGTTTAACAGGATTCCCCTCTTTATCAACTCCACCACTTTCTGCTAATTTTCCTTCTTCTGTTAATCCTAATAATTCTGGTCCTATTCCTTTATCGATGCCCTCTTTAGTGTTTGCCCAAGACATGTTAGATAAAAAACGTGGTGCTAGTCCACCTAACCCTCCAAATGGTAACATCATTCCAAATTTTCTTGCGCTTGCTGCTCTCTCTTCAGCTTTTTTCATAGCATCTGGACCAGTTCCAAATCCTCCTTGTTTATTATCAACAAAGTCTCCAATAGTTTCAATATCATCTTCACTCCAAAAGTCTTCAGTTATACTAACAGGAACATTTTGTTGTTGTCTGGCTATTACGGCAGCTGGTTCTTCAGCAAGAGTTGCCCTGTCAAATATACTCATACCGGGATTATTAGCTAACTGGGTATAGTCAATGTTTGTTCTACGCATACGTCCACTAGGCTGTGGCTTAGTGTGTGTATTAGGATTATATCTATAGGTTCGCTTCTTTCCGTTTATGTCTTCATATGTAACGCTTCCAGTAAGCTCTTCTGCCACTGTTTCCCCTTCAGCGTACCTTTTCTTAGCGAACTGTTGTCCAACAGGCTTACCTACGAAACGACTGAGGTCTCCATAGTTTAATTGCTTTGATATGTTTGATCTGTTCATTTAATTAAAGTCCTGCCACGCTGATCCGTTCCAACCTTGAAACTTGTTTGTTGATGTATTATACCGCATATCTCCTGCTACGGGAGTAACACTTGTCGTAACTTCTCCTACTCTTATTCGTCCTTGAACTTCTATACTAGAGTTACTATCTACTTCTACTTTACGTTTAATAACTGTAGCATCTTGAGTCTCTAAAGAACTTCTTAAATGATTAGCCCAGTTCTCATTTAACTCCCACATCTTACGTGTAATGTTGTCATTAAAAGAAAAAGGAAATCTAGGAAATACTGGGTAATGAGCCATCGTTATCTTTTCCCGTCTGGCATTACATCCATCCTAATTGTTCCTACATTAAATCTTGTATTAGGTGTTCCTGTTGAAACTCTTATCTTTGCTGTCCTTCCTCTTGCTCTTGGTCTGATGTAAGAAGTGTTACCACTTATTTCAAATGGTCCCTTCTCAATCTCTTCATCATTCGGATGATACTTAGTTTTAATACTTAATTGTAGATTACCTACACTTACTCTCACATCTGGAATAATTCTATCTATAAATAGTATATCGTCACCATCGCCTAGATCAAACTCTCCACTCTCAATAAACGAAGGCATATCCTGCCCATCTGCTGTGTGTGTATTAGGTGGTTCGTTATCATAAATAAAGTTAAACTCTGTACTTGTGTTTGGAGAAGATATAGAAGCACCTGTTGTTATTACAGTATTGATTATATTCTTATCTTCCCAAGTTGTCCAGATAGCCTCTCCAAAAGTCCAGTAGTTCTGAGAAGGACTATAGGTTACATACCTATTACACTCCGACGAATCAGCACTTGGATACAACCATGTAACTTCTCCGAACTCTGAATTAACCCCACAGTAAACTTTTCTTGCGTTAGTAAAGTTAAAGTCTTCAAACACGTAACGTTTAACTGTGCTTGGAAGAACCTGTACTTGTCCTGAATACATGTAAAAATTACTGTCACCCATCCAGTAAGTTCTTCCATCAAATTCTGCCATAGCATGTTTAGCAATAAGACCACAGTTAGTACCTAGTTGCCGTGTTCCAAAAACAAAAGGATCACCTATAAATTCTAAACCTGTTAAGGCTGTATCTGTCCATACTAACACAAGGTTACCAGCTGCTAATCCACCAATGATCTCTGAACCGTTATTTATACGGATACTGCCAGCTGTGTTTGTAGTTGATTCTGTCCAATCTGTTAGATTCTCATTAGCTGACCATCGAACTAACATAGGATCAAATGTCCCTGCTGAATCTGTTACTCCAAGACACATACCCTGTCTAGCTACTGGACTTACAAGAAACCCATTCGACTCTGCTGGCGCACCTGACACAAGTAAAGCTACATTGTCCAGACCATTTGTTTTATCCCATTCATATATCCCACCTTGTGGGTAAGGATTTATTACAAGATTTTCTCCAAAGTTATCAATAGACCATTCACGAATATCAAGAAGAATACCACTTTCTGTGGCAGGATCATCCCACGCTCTGTATGTAGAGACACTAACAGGAACAACATTCATAAAGATGTTAGTTCCTTTCCCTGCTCCTGTTCCTGTTGCTGTAGCACCAGTTACAATATGGAAAGAGTTTGTACTTATCACGCTTACCTGATACTGACCACTAACAGAAGTTATTCCTTCTAATCCTGCTCCGGGCCAGTTGCTTACCTTTACGTAACTTCCTGTTGCTCTATTGTGATCACTCACGCTAACAGTAATAGTTGTCTGACCAGTAACAAAATTAAACACGCTTGAGTAAGCAGTCATTGTAAATGGATCAGCTTCATACACATTAGCACCGTATCCTAATCCACCAGCTGCAACAGACGCTCCTGATCTTAAACGAACTGCATAAGTTGCTTTACCTTTACTTACACTTGTTGCATCCGCAGCACTTCCCACTACAAATACAAATGAATTAGGATCTATAACACTTACTTGATAGTCACCTCTAACTGAAGTAATTCCACCCGGATACGTACCTGCACCTGTTCCACCACTTGTAGGACTCCAAGCACTAACAGTAATAAATGAATTAGTAAATAAACCATGTGCGGATATACTGGCAGTTATGGCAGTTGATCCATCTGTTGTATTAAACGCACCTGTTACAGTTGTGAACCATGCATCTCTTGGTTGGGATACAGATACATCATAAGGAGTTATGTCGTAGAGTTGTCCACCATAGTTTATGTAGGCTTTATGTTCAGTGGCAAAACCAATATATTCTTTACTGTCTAAAGCAGCCCATGTTTGGATCGCTCTACCTGTTCCTATAAAAGAAGATGTTAATCGTTTCTGCCATCCTCTTATACTTTCTGGTTTTCCATTTCTGAAACGAACACGATTCCCATCAAACCAGCCACCTTCAGCAGCGTACTCTGTAGACTCGCGCATGATACCCGGACGGAATTCATATTTTACTGTTCTTGTTTCAGTAGACATTTATATTAACTCGCAGTAAAGTTTGATATCGCTGCTATGTCTATAGCCTTTAATGTACCATCCGAACTAACATCCCTTACAAAATAAGTTAAAAGATCAACTGATCCAGCTGCTGCTGTTTTCGTAGGAGCTATTCCTCCCGGAAACTTCCATACACTTGTTGGAAAAGAGAAAGTAGAACTAGCAGCACTGGTTCCATTAACAAGGTATATAGCTCCTGTTTGTCCCACTAAGCCGTTTGTGGGAGTAGCTAAACTCACAGATACTGCCCCTGCAACTGCACCACTTGCTTTAACATAAAAGAAATTAGTTTGTGATAAATCTATTGTCGTAGTAGCACTACATACAATCGTTGTCATAGCACACATGCTTCTTTTATTAACAGATACATCACCATTAAATGTAGCCACAGAAGCAAATGTTGTATGACCAGCTAAACTTGCTGGACCTGTTGCACTTAGATTTGTAATCAAACCATTATTAAAACTTGTAGCACTTATAGAACTTTGAGTAATTCGTCCAAAGTTAAACGAAGGATTACCAGCCGTTACACCAATTGAAACACTTTGTAGAAATGAACTATTTATTTGGTTATCTGTATCACCTACACTTGATGCATAAAAACCAGAGAATAAAGGAACAACTGTAGTAGGTGTAGCCAATAACCCCATTGTTGAATTTTTTGGAACATTTGATCCTACATTACCAGCGTTATAAACTTTAACTTTAAAGTTATTAGGATTACGGACGATGTACATCTTCCCACCCCAATCGACACCATCATTAGTTGCTGTAGTAAAAGTAGGAACAACTAAGTTAACAATGGAGGTTGCATCAGATCTTGTTCCAGTTAGTCCTAATACTGTTAGTCTTCCTGTATCCCCTCTTCCATTGTTTTGAGTAAGTGCGATAGTTGTTAGTGTTGAGAAATCTATATCACCAGTTATATTCGTACTGAATGCGTTATCCACCATATCAATGACGTTCTCATTAAGTATAGTTCCCCACGTATTTGCGTTTTCCCCTGCTCCTTGTTTAGCAAGAAGGAGAGTATTTGTATAACTAGTAGCCATTGTTACTGTGTTCCTTGTTGTAGATTATCTTGACCTCCAGCTGGATTTGCTGCTATTTCCATATCATCTCTTCTTGCTCTCCGTGCTTCATTATTTAAGAACACTGCTTCACGTTGATACATTTGATCCCAATATCCAGCTGCTGCTGGATTCTTCATCCAATACAATGCTTCTACCATACTCGCATAAAACAGAGCATTTGCACAGTACTCAGTAAAGTAGTTCTCTTCATTTGTAGCTGACGCTAAAGCTGCTGGTTGAGCAACATAAGACATTTCCACACTGTAAGCGGAAGCTGGTGCAGGTGCTATAAGTAATTGATTAGCTCCCCAGTTAGCATAGTAACGTGGGTATCCTACTGATGTTCTGTCAGGCCAGTAGTCATTTAAATAATCTTTACTTCTTAGAAGAAGCTGAGTTCTCTGTCCTGTCGATGTTGTAAAATTAACATTCCTAACAATAAGAGATCTATTAGGTACAGCTGGTTTAGCTAAGAAAGGATCTGCCTGTATAAAGAAACTCGTGGCAAAGTTTGTTAAACCCAACACATCTGTTTCTCGTGTTAGTCTGAGTTCTGCTCTGTCGATAAAAGAATCAACTGCTTCTGCAAATTCTGATCCATCATTTTCAGATGCATCTTTAATTCTTTTAACTAATACTGTGTATGTTAAAGCCATTTAATTATTGCTTTCTAATGTCCAAATAAACGTTCTTGTTGGTGGTGTTGTTAATAACCATACTCTCATATCTGCGCTAAAGGTTGCTTCTGCTCCTGTTAAAGAAACAGCCATGTTAGTTATATTAGTAAA